TATTCTCCATCTCCTTCTTTGGTTGCATCTTATTTGTTCACTGTACCACCGTAGACGCCCGCGATGGCGAGCCACTGGCCGTTGGCGTAGACGCTCATCAGGCGGTTGGTCGGGTTGAACCAGTTGACGTCGGTATCGTCTGGTGCCGTCTCGCTGACCACCGTTCCCCCGCCGCCAGATCCCAAGGCACTAAAGTGCAGTATCTTGCCAGCAGGGTCGAGAACCACAGTCAATATAGTTCCTTTTATCCAGCTATTTGATTTAAGGGGTTTCCCGTTGGAGGTTTTGACGGTATAGCTCACGCCGTCTACCGTCCAGGTGTTCCCCGGTTCATAGATTTCCGGGGCCTCAAAAATGACGATCACCCGCTCATCCACAATGTCCTCCGGCAGGCCGGTCAGCTGGAACACACCGCCAACCTTCTCGCAATCCAACTCATAATTGGTGCCGGCACGCAGGCGAGTTAGGCGTTGCTCGTTGAAGTGAAGGTTCGGGTCGGTGAAGTGGCCATTGTGGCTATCCTTGCTGTTGTTGTGGTTCTCGACGTCCTTGAGCGTCGCAGATATGCCGTCATAGGAGATGTTCAGCTCGATGGCGCTGGCGTCGGTGACGGTAACCAGGATGTTGATTTCCATAGGGTTGGATGTGCCGTTGATGACCGCCAGCTTGCGCCAGCCTGGCGCAGAGGCGATGATAACAAGGTTCTCGTTTTCATCTATGACGCCAATTTCCCGCACCTCCCAGCCACCCACATCGACCGGCACATTGGTGCGGATATTAAGCATATTTGGGTTCGCTGGATCCTGCGTTACTGTGCATTCCCCGCGCCAAACTTCCCGATACAAACTGGTCATTTCTCGATCTGGGAGTACATAGTTGCCCTCGCCGTCGCCCAGCACGATATGGGTCAGGCGCAGCGGGGTTTTAGTCGCAAGGGCGGTTGCAATCAACTCCCGCCCCAGATTGGTGACGACGGCATAGTAGTCCACATTGTCCTCTTTGACAACAACGCCGTTGCTCGACGGCAGGACCGTTCCCGTCAGGTTATCGTTCATAGGTTCCCCTCTCCTTCTTTTTCTTTTACCGTGTAGACGATGTTGGCTACCGTCAGCGGCACCAGTTTTGTGCTCACTGGGTAACTAGCTGAGACAACGCTCTTCTCCCCGATCCTCCCCTGCAGGATTGCCGACGAAAAAGCGGTAGCCCGCAGCGGTGAGCAATCGGTGTTGATGGTTGTTTCCGCGCGGATATTGCTGCCGACTCCGGCAGCAACCAGAGGCGGCAGCAAAAAGATATCCTCCCCAGGTTTGTATTCATACGGGAAGGATACAGTCAAGCTGGCCGGGCCGTCGGTGTTTTCGTTATAGCTTACTTTATCGACATCCCAGATGGTCTTCACTGCGGTGATAATGTCCCGGTAGGTGGTATTGGAGGTATTTGCCAAAATCTTGTATTTGAGGTATTTGCGGTAGCGGGCGTCGTCGATCACGTCAAAGTCGATGACGCCGCCCTGCGCTGCGAGCAGGCCCGCCTCTGCTCGGGAGAGAACGACAATGTCTCCAATCCTGTCCAGCTGCTCCCCCTCCTCTTTTTCGATGTCGAGCAGGAACAGGAGCTGCTGGAAGCACTGCTCAATTTCCGCAAACTGCCGGTCAAAGCAAGCACACAGCGCTTCGATCTTCGGCTTGCCCTTAAATTGGGACGGAAAATCCTCGATCAACGGTCTCATCCCAGCTCCACCTCAATCCGTTTGTCCTCCACCACGATCCGCTGCCGCACATCGGCCACGATGTTTTTGTTCTCTCCATACTCTTCCGGCTCCGGTGTTTTGCCACTATCGGTGGTCGAGTAGGTTTTGACATCGATGTATCCTACTCCGCTGACGCTGCGGTAGATGTCCCCCAACAACTCCTGGATATACAGTGTGCTGCCCGGCAAAATCTCGTCGCACTGCTCCACAAGGCTCTCTTTAACCAGATCCGCATAGTTTGGCGGCATTGCCTCCTTGCGGCTGGGGGTTAGCACTATCTGGAACCACGCGTACACCGGCTGCGGGCGGTTAAAGCACACCTCAACCGGCTGGCTGTCATCGCTTGGAACCTCCACTTTGGTGGCGCCATAGGTCTGGATTCCGCCGGCCTTTTGCTCCAAAATAGTCTGCGCGATCTCCATGTCGGAGCCGCCGGAAACCACCACCTCGATGCTGTGCGGCGGCCTACCATACGCATCTGTGAGGTTGGTTTTGTTTTCGTAGCACTTGACCGAGATGACGCCCTGCACACTATCCAAGATGGCCGACTCGATGGAGTTGGTCATACGGGCAGCGTGGGCGGAGATGCGCTTGATGTATGACTGGCGCAGCTCTACGTCGGTCTCCCGCGTGCGGCCCAAAACCGGCTCGATGAGGTTTGTGCAGGACAGAAAACCGGTGCGGTTGGTGACGATTTTGGTGATCGACTCGTTTGGCAGCTGGTATTTGCCGTAGTCCTGGCTCTCGAAATTGATGAGGCTCGACACACTGTCGGTCGTGAGGTTTTCGCTCAGCAACAGGGTGTTGTTACCTTGCTGGTTTTTGTCCTCAATCAGCAACATTCCGTCCGCCACGGTAGCGGTAAAATCTTCGGCTGGAATTTTGGCTGCAAGCGCCTGCAGGATAGATTCCTCATTTGGTTCCTCCCCGCTGCTGACACTGTACAGATCTCCATTGATTCCAACGGTGTAAACATCGTTTTCTTCCAGCGAAATGATCTTGATTTTTGCCTTGTTGCAGGACTGCCGGGTAATCTCCTTATCCTCCGAGCACAAAAACAGCAACGGCGGCTGGGTAATGGAGGAGATGATCGTCCCTTTTGGGATAGCGGAGCCATCGTCCCCTGTGCAGAGGATATTGTAAAAGGTTTTCTGATCCGAGATGCGCCGCAGGCCCGCAAACTGTACCGCGTTGTCAAGGCTTACCCCTTCTGCGCTGGATGGATACAGGTTGTGATAGATTTCCTGCCCCAGCTCCCACAGCGCGGCAAGCCGGTCCGCTTGTCCGGTCAAGATGACGTTCAGCAGTGACTCTGGATTTTCCAGTGTATTGACGCCCCAGGCGTCAGACAGGTCCCTGTGCTCCTCCTTATAGATGGTATCCATCCTTTTGGGGACAAAGCCGGCAGGCGTCACGCCATAATTAGAGCTCATCGATCTGCACCTCCTCTTCGATTGCGCCCTGTGTGGTCTGGGCCTTAAATTTCACGCGGCATTTTCGCAAACGTTTGTCAATTTGCACGCTTAAACTTTCAATGCGGATTACTTCGGTGACGCTTAAAATCTGCTGCCTGAACAGCTGTTCGATAACCGCCGTGTTTGGATTTTTGATTAAGATCTGGCTGTAGTAAGGCATCCCGAAAGAGGTATTGAAGATCCACTCCCCCAAAAACCATCGCAGGCGAATTAAAATAGCCTGGCGGACACTGTCCGTCAGGCTTACATCCCCGTTCGAGGTCAGATATAGGTCTCCATCTTTATCCAGCAACAGGTCTTTCATGCTTTCCTCCTTTACTGCGGGGTACCGGTACTCCCAGCACCCGCTTCTACACCGCTGTGCGTGTGGTTCTGCAGGCTGATGCCTGCGCCAATCACATCGCCCTGCGCGGTGATCTGTCCGCTGACGGTGAGGTTTCCGATCAGGTCCGCCCCGCTTCCCGTCAGCTTCAGGACAGTACCGCTGTTTTGCAGCGTGATTTCCCCGCCCTTCATTTGCATAAACTGATCGTCGTTGCGTTTTAGCAGCACCTCGTCGTTGGACAGCATCGCGCGGGAGTCCTTTTGCCGGATGATAATGGCGTCTTTGTTCTGCGCCTCCTGCATCAGCTCGTTTGGCTGCCGGCACACCCCCATGATGGCGATGGCGTTGGTCAGGTCATGCTTTAGGTCAGGAAAATCCTCGCCTCCACTTCGCCAGGCGTCCAGCGCCTGTTCCGAGAAAAGCAACAGGCATCCGTCCCCAGGTTTTACTGGGAAGCAGATGCAGCTTTCCTGCGAGCTGCTCTGCTGGAAGTGAACCGGAACCTGCGCAATTTGCGGATAAGCCACCTTCTGCCCATCTGGCCGCTTAAATTTCCCTGTCGGTTTGACAATGGCGGTACATTTAGCCGCGTCGAAAGAAACAATCTCCCCTGGGATACAGGTATGCACCCCGTCCAGCGATTCCTGAACGGTATTTTTGATTTGTTGGACAAATTTTTGAATCATGATGCTGCCTCCACAATCTGCGCCGTACACAGCCAATCCCCTGACATATTGTCGCCCTCGAGCTTGACCGATTCCACGCGGAAAATACCGTTTGCCACCTTACTTTCCAGCTGTACCAGGTCATTGACGCCGATGGCGGCATTGAGAAAATACCGGATCTCCCACCCCGCCTGTGCTTTGTTCTTGGAGCTGTTGTCCTCAGCGTTGCCAGAGTTTTTCTCCGACTGGGTGAGTTTTTTCGGGCTTCCGATCAGTCCTGTCCGCGGGCTGATGAGGTGAGCGATGGTGGAAATCGGCTCGTTCGCTTTGGTGATCTGGATCACGCCGTTTTGGATGCTCCAAGTCAACCCATTAGATGCACAAACTTTGTCAAAGACGTTTTTGGCAAGTCCGACATAGCTGTAGCTCTCCAGTGGTTTAAAGGTCGCGCCCTGCGAGAAGGTAACCGGTAGCCCCATCTGACCGGCGGCGTCCTGCAAAATCAACTTAGAATCGGTGGTCTGCAGGTACTCAAAGGTCACATAGCTGTCCCGCAGTTCCTTGCGGCCGTCCAGCACGTCGATGGTCGTCTTTTGGTCGGCACCATCATCCTCAGTGACAACGTTGGTTACGGTGCCGGTCAGCACCATGGGGGTATTTCCCTCATATCCTGCGTTTAAAGTAACGATGCAGTCCTTTTCTTCCAGCGCCGCCTTGTGCTCCGGATTGAGGTTCCAAAGAGCAATCTTCGCGGTGTTGGGAGAAGAAACATCCGCTTTTTCCACCGAAAAATTGATGTGCAGCTGGGTGATCGCAAAGCCGGCAGCTCCTGCCTGTCCGGCCGAAAACTGATAAGCTCGCAGCCAGTTAGCCATTTACGACCGCCTCCTTTAAATCCGCCAGCGGGATGAACACAAACTGTGCATTCCCATTTTGAAAGTCCTCCCTGCCAATACGAGCCTGTACAGTAACAGCACTGAATAACCCCTCCGGAAGGTCGTGGCAAAGGTAAAAGAAATTGAGCGGGGAGTTTGGGATAATCTTAATCCCTGCCACATAGGGGCTGCGGTTGCCGTCGTAAATCCCAAACGTCCAGTAATTTCCCACATAGTTGTAGCTAAAACGGATCAGGTACTCCTTTCCGCTGAACACCACGCGGGAAAAGCTGTCGTTGTACTCTGGCACCTGAATCACAGTAATCATGAGCCACCTCCAAAATAATCAACAGCGCTTCCTACCATCGACTCAACCGCTCCTTCTCCGGCTATCGATTCAATGAGGTTGTAAGGAAGGCTTCCACCCCCGCCTTCGGAGGAATTCCCGTTGCTTGTACTGTTTCCCACTGTGCTGGTTGCTGTTCCTGTCTCGCTGCCATAGGGAGAGGTGTTGGCCGTTCCTGCCGTGGTACCGGTATCTCCTCCCCGACCATATTCAGATGGGATGGTGACGGTCTGGGCAGTGGTCGTCAGCACCTCTTTGAGCGCGATAGGGATTTCCAGCGAGGTTTTAGTCGATACATCGTAAGGGAGGGACAGACTGGTGATGCCCATATTCTGAAAACTTCCCTTGGCACTGGTAACAGTGATGAGCTGCCTGCTCTGGTAAAGCTCCTGGAAACGAGCTGCCACCTCCTGCACCCTTCCAGGTGAGGCATGGGAGCGGAAGGTGATCGGCGTATTGGTGACAATGACCGTCAGAGACAGTGTCCTCGGTTTGAGGATCATGGTATCCTGCACCGAATAGCCTTTCTCCACCGGATAATCAGGGATCTCAGCTTCCATCGCAAGTTCGTGGTGGATGAGCGCATCGCACTCGATTCCGCCGATATTGACCGGCTGCAAATTCAACTTCTTTCCCTCCTCTCTCGTTATCTGCCTGTCGCCAATCCCTTCGCCGCCTCGTCAAAGGTGTCATTGGCCGCTTTGCCCATCATGTCCGCACCTTTCTGCTGCATTTCTCGGTCGGAGCCGCAGAAGGTGTTCTGGATGTTGATGTTTTGGTTGACATTGTTCGTCCGGTTTCCTCCTCTGGCGGAAGTAGCAACGGTCGCGGGCTTAGGCTCGTCTGGATTACCAAATAAGAAATCACCCGCTGAATCCAGCGCGTTTGAAACCGTGTCTTTAACACCGCCGACAAATTCTCCAACCGGAGAGTCTTTCAGCCAGTTCCACGCGTCTTTGATTTTATTTAGTCCATCCGTAATCCAGCTGAATTTATCTGCCAGCCAATCCACAAAGCTCTGGAATCCGTTTTTGATATTGTCGATGACACCATCAAAAATACTAAAAAGGCCATCCCAGAAGCCTTCCCACAAGGATGAGATGGTGTTCCAGATTCCTACACCGATTTCCTTGATTGCTTCCCATGCGCCCTCCCAGTCTCCCGAAAAAACGCTGTTGATAAAATCGATGACGCCGCCGAAAACCTCAATCAAGCCAGAAAGGGCTCCGGAAATTCCATCTACAAAACTGCCGATGGCGGACAGGATGCGGTCCCCGTTTGCCTCCCAGAAGTTCCCGAGAAATTCTTTGGCCGCCGAGAATGCTTTTCCCAGAATGGTGATGATCTTTCCGATAATCTCGATAAGACCGTCGATGATATTTTTTATCTTGTCCCCATTCTGTGACCAGATGTCGCCGAGGAAATCCTTGACCGCTGAAAATCCTTTTCCGAGTAAGTCGATCAGCTTCCCCAGCAATTCTTTGGCTCCGTTGATAAAGGCGCCTATTTTCTCTCTGGCTGCATCTGCGTCGATACCCATTTTCTCGAAAAAGGTACCAATAACACTGGCATCGCCGTTCATAAAGGCAATCAGGTCGTCAATTGCCAGCGCAATCAGGGCAATCACGGCCACCATCGCTACCGTCGTCAACTTTATACTGGACAGTAAAGCTCTGATTCCCTTTAAAATAGCAGGTATTCCCTTCAGAAATCCCATAATTTTTCCAGCATTCAAAGCAAGCCAAATCGACCCTGCCGCAATGGCTATCAGTTTGAGCAGGTTTTCGATACCTCCCAACTGGTTGGAGAGTTTATCAATAAAGGCAACTGCCTTGTCCAGCCAATTCATCAGCTTTCCAAAAATAGTTACCAATAACCTCGAAAGCCTGTCTGTGATTTTGTACTGGTCGTTGATTTTAGCGACCCACACGCCCCACTGGTTGCGGATGTTGAGCAGCGCGTCCGACACGGTCATATTCACGTTGCCAAACGCGCGGTTGATCTCATCCGCGTTGTTGACGATGGCGTTTTTCAGGTCCGCGACGGTGATCTGTCCCGCACTCGCCATTTCCTCGAATTGCTCTTTGCTGGCGCCTACCTCTTTCTCCAGCAGCTTAATGGCTTCTGGGGATTCTTCGAGCAGGCGGCTCATCGTCTCGGTATCGACAACGCCGCGAGCAAAGGATTGGTTGAGTGCCTCCTGCATCTGGGCAACCTGTTCGCTCGATTTACCGGCCGACCGGAAGAGCTTGTTGCTCAGCTCCGCATACTGCGCGACCTCATCGACACTGCCAAACAAATCCTTGTTCGACTGCACCAGGTTACCGACAAATTTGGCGGTATCCCCGTAAGCCGTGCGGCTGTTTTGGGCTGCCTTTAAGATCTGCTGTTGGATCTCGGCCTGTTCGCCCATTCCTTCGGTGGCGCTGCGGATCTGGTTGTTGATCGCACCATATTCCTCCGCAATTTCGTTGAGACCTTGCAGAGAGAGGGCAACTCCTAACGCACCAAGCGCTTTTGCTGCCATGGACTTAATTCCGTCGATGGTTTTTTCAGCATTGGATACAGATTTATCATCAACCTCAAAACCCAGTGCGATCATGATATTGCGTATAGTCAAGCTCTCACCTCCTCAGTTCCTCAGCCTGCATACGCTGGATGTCGATGTCCCGCAGATACAGCGCATACAGTTTGAGCGCCTCGTCCAGTGAGTAGCAGTTTTCCAACTCCCACTTGGAGGCAAGGCCTGCTTTAATCAGCACATACATCCGCAGCTCCAGTTCGCCAAACTGCGAGGTGTCTAGATGGCCGTAGCGCTCTGGGTCATCGGAGCTGCCTGATCCTGGCCGCGCTCTCCAAAGAGGCTGCCGACTCTCTCGAAAAAACCGCCGAAGTTCTCCTTGAGGACATGGAAGGCCAGCACATACATCATGTCAACCTGTCCGCAGAAAATTTCGTCTGCCTGATCCTCGGTCAACCACTCCCCTGTAGATTTGGGGACAATGTTCTGGGAACAAAGAAGCTTTTTGAGCAGTTTTTCCAGCTTGTCCCCGCTTAAACCCGCAAAGGCGGCGGAAAGCTGCGGTGCAATGTTGTTCAGGTCATCGTCCAAGCTGAGCTTTTTGTCCTTAAAGAGCGGCGCCAAAGCTCCGACCGCCGGCAGCAGCAGTCCGGCAATTTCGCCGGACAGGTTCGCCGCCGTGAAGGCCGGAAAGGGGTAGAGAACATAAATTTCTCCCCCGACACTTACCTCTTTGCCGTTCATGCGTCTGCTGTAATTTGCCTGCATTATACGTCACCTCTCTCCGATTCTGCGGTGTAGATTACCCACTGGCGGGGGCCTCCAGATTTTCCAAAATCGCTGTTTGGCATCTTTGCCACCCAAGCGGTATCGGCAGAAAGAAGCAGCTCGCCAGTTTTCTTTTTGATTAACAGCGGATAGGTTTTGAGTTCCCCGTCCCGCAGGCCCGCCGCCAGCCTCGCCAGAATGCGGTTTGCCTTGACACCGTAGAGATTGGTGAGGGTCACCTTCGAGCTGGCGTTGGGGTCGATCGAAGTGGTAACCGCTCCGTCGCAGCCATAGGTTGGCGCAACCTCCTCTGCCATGTCCTCGATGGTCAAAAAGCCGTCGTCCGCATATCCGGTCAGACTGTATGGGCCAAAGCTGATCAGGACGTCCTTACAGTTATAGACAATAAATTCTCGCGTCATGATCTGCCTCCTTAATACTCAAGCGTGCCGCGCACTTCGACATTGTGGATTGCTCCGGACAGGCGCGCGGTAAATTTACAGCCCTTGAGCTGCCGGCTGGCACGCTCTGCCTGGGTCAAATCCCTTGCCCTTGGAACCGTTACAGTGTAGCCTGGGATTGCGTTGCCTTCCTCATCGTACTCGGTCGGTGCGATGCCACCCATCGCCTGGCCGCGCTTGAGAGAACAAATGATCTGGTTTTGCACCTGCGCGATGCCGTTGTCGGTGTACGGGATCTTTGGCTGGGTAACAAATAAATTATAGATACGTTCTTGCATATCGGATTTCTGCCACCACATAACGCGGATCACATCTATCCACTGCCCGCTGACGGTCTTGCCGCCCTGGGTGATTGCCTTGCCGCCGTACTCCACATAGTAGGAGATGTTGGCCTCCTGCAGCGCCTGCATCTGGGTGGCGGTCAGCTCCGCGATGGATACTGCATTGAGGGTCTTAAACGCCCAGGTCTCGCTGCCTGGCTCGTACTGCAGGCAGGCGACCGCAAAGGCGACGTTGATGTACTGGTCAGCGTCCACCTTGGCAGGGCTGAAAATCTCAAAGCTGTTCATGTAGGTGTCGACATCCAGGCTGCTCGCAGTCTCGGTGACAGTAAAGCAGGCCATCTTTTCGTGCGCCTCTGTCCACTTGGCGATGTCCTCATATTTTTCCTCATCCACTCCCGCTGGGCAGATGACAAACCACTCCGGATTCGCCGCTGCTCGGTCGAGGGTGTCTCCAAGGGATTCTGCGCTTCCGTCGGTGACGACGTTGGCCGCCACATAGATCTGCGACGGCTTCACCGCCTGTGAAAAGGCAACCGCCGCCGCGTCGTAAACTGCGTCCCCTTCGACCCAACCTGCGGCCTTTACCCCTTCCAGCGAGGTGTAGACGCCCAGCGGTTTGTAATCCTCCAGCGTCTTGGAGGCTGGCTCCGAACCGACAATCAGGATGGATTCAAACCCGCTCAGGGAGGTTGCCGGAGACGCAATCTGTATTTGGATATCCACAATATCGTTCAGGTTATTGCTCATTGTCTGTCTCCTTTTCATGTTCGTATGTAATTTCCGCGCTCTCAAACCATCCGCTCCTGTCCTCTGCCTGGTCGATGGTGCCGCCGCCGCTCGGAGATGGGACGGTGTTGTCCTCTCCCTGCTCTGCTGGCGGGGTGACGCCGGAGTGTCCGGTGGCTCCGTCGACAAAGCTCATCACAAATTCCTGCTGGGCGCGGTACTCATATTTGGATTCATTGAGGAGGGCGGTCACATCCAGCGTATTCCCCTCTTCGAGGATACTGATATTGTGCTCCTCCAAAAATTCCTGGCCGGCATCTGACCCCAGGAAATGAAGAAAGCCCTGCAGGTCACTCACCGCCGTGTTTCGAGGCGGCGGCGAGGTCATGCCAGGCTTTGCGGTTGGTTTTCTGCCGCCGGTATAGAGGTTGAGTGTTACCCGCCCCGTGCAAAGATACTGGTGGCTTATTTCCTCATCCCCATATTCGTCCGGATGGACAGATCGCGAAACGTTTGTTAATTTGAGGGCCACGAAGGGGTACGGGGGTTTAACCTGATTGGTCTCGCACCACCGTACCACGGTCCCCGCGAAATACTTTTTGACCAGCTGCTCAAACAGCAGTTGTGCCTGTTCGGTTGTCATGCTCTCACCTCCGGCGGGTCGGGCTGCTGGCCTTCCGGCAGGACAACCCACTGACATTCCCAATGTGCCAGCGGGGTATGTGCCCAAAGGGACGCCTGCTCACACTCGTACCACTCCCCACAGTAATAGAGCAGGTCTGCCGGGATGCCGGTGCGTTGGTTTACGGTATGCACCTCATCCTTGCCAAAGCTCTTGACCCGCCGGGAGGATCGCTGGCCCTCCGGCAGGGCTTCCCGCTCTTTTTCATTGAGGGATTGGACATTCAGGCGTATCACCCTGTCTGTGTAGGAGCGGTAGCCGTTGCGGTCAGCTTCTCCAAAGCGGCGGAGGATGTATTTTGACTTAAACATTAGTCATACTCTCCCTTCTTGCAGACCATAGGGGAGATACTCCCTCTCAGTTGCTTGGTATTGATTAGCGGACGCTCAGAACCTTTAAGCCTGATGGTTGACGGTGCATTCGGAACAAAGTCGCCATCGGAGATCTGGTTCTGCACATAGCCGACCATCAGAACACCAAGATTATCGAGGGCAGACTGCGCGTCCAGCTGACCCTTGCAGATCTTCTGCACCAGCTGAGCAGCGGCTTTCTGGATTTCTGCGCCGTGCTGGTCGACCGTCTGCCCCAAAAAGGGGCGGGCAGGTATTCTGTCGGTTCCCAGCTCATTCCAGATGGCGATGTCCACAAGGTCCGCGCCCTCTTTTTCTTTTCCGTCGCGGCTTTTTTCCTTGTGTCTTTTCCCACCCTGCACGCCGACACGCACTTGTTTTTCCGAAAGTTTTTTTAGCTCCCGAAAAAATCTTTTCCCCTCCGCCGTCAACTTATCGTTTTTAGCCATTGCTCTCCCTCCTCACCATGATCGGGATAATTGCCTGCCGCAAGCGCAGGTACTCCAATCCATACGGGGTTTGGGTAAGCGATGAATCCGCTGCCACCGCCGAGGAAGCATTGGAGCCAAAGGAGACGGAAGTGGAGCCTTCGGTGTAGGAGGTCACCCCCGCGCGGTCGATAGCGCTGCCAAAGGCTCCACTTTCCCCAAGGCCCGCCATCTTCATCCGGTGGGCCGCAAGGTAGGCTACTGCCTGCTCGTATGCCGCGCCAAAGGCGCTCTTGCTCACCAGCGGCTGGGTCAGGTCAAGCCAGGTCTGCAAAACCGTATCCTCCAGCTCCTCAAACTCAGGGGCGATGGTGCGCAGCAGTGTCAGCAGCTCCATAACGATTCCCCCCTTATTTTTTCGCGGCTCCCCTTTTGGCTTCTGCGTTGGAAGGCTCTCCGGCTGGAATTTCTGCAGGAGATGGTTTTTCAGTTGGAACCTCCGATGGAGTTACTTTTTCATCAGATTCCGCGTTCTTCCTTGCGACTTCTACCGCCCCACGGTCTTCCAGGAAGGAAACAATAGGATTGTTTTCATAGGCTTTCGGCAGCTCACCGCTTTCGCCTGGAAGCAGCATCATACTGCCCAGGTGGATAATCTTGCCGCTTTTGTTGGTGATGATATTCATCTATGTTTCCTCCTTATACGCCTACCGCGATGATGGCGGAGAGCGGGTAGTAGATCATGGCGCCAACCACGCGGGATTCGCATGGGATAACGACTTCCAGGTTACGATTCTGGGCCGGATGCTGATAAAACGGCATCGGGACCTCGATGGAAAGCTTGTCCTGATCTTTGGTGTACAGCAGAGCCACGCCTTTGCCGTCGGTTTTGGCTGCGTAGGGATTGGTGTCGGTCGCGGTGGAGTTGAGCTCCGCGCAGGAAACAATCTGGATACCGTTGAGGTTATCCTGCAGATATTTGAGCGCCGAGGTGGCGGTCTCTGGGATGCGTTTGAGGCTCAGCTTAGTGTAGGTGTCGGATGGGATTGCCAGAGTATCCGGATGCTCTGTGTTCTGGGTTGCGAGGTTGACCTGCGCCAGCATACCAGAGACGTCCGCGATGATCTCGTCGATATTCTTGCTGCTCCATGTGGTTTTGGAGCCCTGCGCTCCGGCGGCAAGGGTGTACAGCGGGATGTCATTGTCCTCGCTGAGTACGCCGACCAGATTGTTATCTGGGTCACCTTTCCATGCGATGGTGTTGGTCAGACGGTCGATGGCATAGCGGGCCGCCTCACCGCGACGGGCATCCAGACCTTTGCCGGCCAATCTGGACGCGCGCATATCCTGCACGCTGTAGCCGTAGCTGTCGCCCAGCCCTTTGACGTGCGCGGTCTTGGGCTGACCGGCAACGTCCGCGCGCGGCAGGTCATCGGCATAGTTTGCGATGATATTGGCAAGACCGCGTTTCTCGTAGCCGTAGTAGGTTACAGTTTCCGCGCCTTCCGGCACCTCGTGGGTGACGGGGAACATGCTCAGGGCGGTCAGCTCCGGATAGTTGCGGTCATAGGTCTTGCCCTTGACATAATCGAGCTCTCGGGCAAAATACAGGCTCGCGTCCTCCTCGCTGTCAAAGCGCATATCGGGACTGGACGCGATGGTGGCGGCAATGCCGGAGCGTTCCAGCGTTCTTCTGTCCGATGGGTCAAATGCGGTATGAGTATTGTTCATCTCGTTTTCTCCTTTCCCTATTTGCTTTTTGCTGGCGCTGCTGTCTTGTGCATCTGGTTGTAGAGCATGATGGGCGCGATGTTGGAGCTGTCCTTGCCACCGATGAAGCGGGCATTGAGCTCCAGCGTGTTGGCGCCGTCCGCCGCTGCCTTAAAGCAGCCCACACCGGTGCCATTGATAATCAGATGCACTGGATCTCCGTATTTGGGTTCGACGCCATCCGCGATGCGCACCCAGATGCGGCCGTACTGCATGACGCCAACGGTGGTTTTGGGCTGGATCAGCAGCTCGCCGTCCATATTCATTTCGCGGTTGACGTCGTTGATGACGATGCCCTCAAACTGTTCAAGGGTCGCGCCGGTGGCAGGGATTTTGACATTCGATCCTGGCTTATCTCCCTGTACAACGCCCATACCTGGCTTGAGAGCGGTATCCGCCTGGCCATTCAGGCGGCTGACAACAGCGTGCTCGCTCAGGTCGTAAAAGCCGCCGGCAGTACCGGCAGCCATTCCCTGGCTGTAATTTGTCCACATATTCATTTACTTGTTGCCTCCTTCTTTTTTGTCGGTGCCATCCATTCTGGCGATCATTCCGGCACGTTTGGCCGCCGCGCTCTGTGCGTCTGGAGCTTTGCGGACTCCCTTTTCCATACCGTCGCCGCGCATCTGCTGGCGCTGGTAATCGACGCCCTTGCGCTTGCCGATACTCTCTTTAGTGATGTCGTACATGGCGTCGATGTAGGCCTTGTCCTTGCCGTCCAGGCGAATATTCGGGTTCACCTTTTTGATAATAGCTTTCTTTGCGTCCATCGGCTTCATGGTGTCGATGCCGTCCATGTGGAGCTTGTCGCCCAGACGGATCAGCTCGATCTTCTGGCTGATGTAGGCATCGATGCTGTCCATGTTGAGCGATTCTTCTTTCTTTTCCTCCTGCGACGCCCCTTCTGCGCCTTCTTCATCGGCATTGTTTTCTGCTTTTGTTTCCGATTCGGACGCTTCGTCGAAGTCGATCTTTGCCTGCAGCTGCGCGATGAAGTCCAGCAGCTTCTGGATGTCGGCGTCCTGCTGGGCAATCATCCCGTTGGCCTCATCCATCGTCTCACAGTCTCCGGCTGCATCGCGGCGGTCGCGGTTTTCCTTGACCTCCTGCACAGGATCAGCGGCGGTTTCTTCGCCCTCATCCTGGTTTTCTGGAGTATTTTCCTCCCCCTCGGAATCGGCCGCTGGCTGGTTATCGGGCTGCTGGCCCTGCATACGCTGCTCCTTACGTTTTTTATACTCCTCCACCAGCTGGGCGATCTCCTCGGGTGTCAGGCCGTCTTTTCGTTTGGACATGGTGTTTCCTCCTTTTTCTGCTTGTGTATCTTCCCCGTCAATATTCAGACGGGCGCTATCCCCTGCCCGAGCCTTTTCGACCAGAGCCAGGTGGTTAACGCGGATGTTTCGCTGTATTACGTCATAGGGCTGCCCCTGCCACTCCCCTGGGACTTCCTCCAGATCGAGGCTATACCCCAGCGAGAGTTCCCGCAGCCCGTAATCCAGTTTGCGCGCATCGTGGATGATGATCTGTGCACGGACGTTATCGCCGTCCTGCGTTCCTTCCGAGAGGATGGTTCCGATCTGCTCCTGCTGCACATTGTCGCTGTCGATCATGCCGGCCTCATGGGTCAGGATCACCGGCTTACCCTTGTAGCTTGCAAGGCTCTCCGGCGCAAATACCTCCTCCGGCAGGCGCAGCTCCCGGCGAATGGAGCCGTCCGGATTTTTGTACTCAAAAATACCCACCCTTGTCAGGATGGGATGATCAATCAAATATCCCTCCGGGGTGAAATAGGTCTCGCCCAGAGGGATGCTGTCATAACGCTGTTCTATTTTGCTCACTTCCTCGATTTATTCTTTTTCTTGCAGCCACGGAAGAGAAATGTCCAGGTTAAACACCGGCAGCGCCACACAGCGGCAGCCGTAGTCCTCCCCGGGATGGCACCTCCTGCCGGTTTTGGGGTCTACGACCGGCGGGTCGTCCCACCGGAATTTCTTCCGGTTAAGCCGCCGGTGGCTGTCCCGCACGCGGCTGTCCTGGGAGGTGGACCAGACATATTCCTCCACGCCGGCATCTTCCTGCTGGTGCTGGGAGATCCTGGACTGCAGCTTACCGATCTGATCGCGGGCAATGAAGCGTGCGCGGCTCTTGTTGGTCTTGCAGATGCGCTCTATATCCCCGGCGATGTCCCGCACGCTGGCGCCACCGACAAAGCCGTCCATGATGGTGCTTTCCAGCTTGGTTGTCAGGTCCTTGGGGATGGTGGAAATCAGGTCGAGATTCTCACGAATCCACTGTTCCAGAATCTGCTGGTAAAACTCCCCGCTGTAGTAGTCCTCCATGATATTGACACCGAGCGTTTTCTTGACTGCCTGAAACCACTGACGGTTGACCGTCTTTTCGGTTATCAGGCCGGTTTTACGCAGCAGGTCGGTGACACGGTGGATGCTCAGGATTTTGCCGGTGATGCTGTGATAGATCTCCTGCACAATCCCTTTGAGCTTATCCGAAAAATCCGAAAAGCTGTCGGTGCGGACCTGCTCGTTTCGTTCCTGCTCAATGAGGCGGACGATTCTGGGCAGACTTTTCTGCACCTCCTTTTCCATCTCGCGGGTCAAATTCACAAACGTTTGCGAATATTGCCGCTCGGCCGAGACGGCATATTGCGGGACGTGCTTTGACTTGAGCTTGTCGTGGCCGTAGAATTTGCGCTTGATCTGCTTTTGCAGGGCCATGCGGTAGGCAAGGTCATTCACAAGTTTCACCTCTTTTCGGGCACAAAAAAGGACGGCACAAAACTGTGTCGTCCTTGTGGAAACGTCATTCTGTTTTAATGACCAAACAGGCTGTTCGGTCCGCACCATTTGGAAACAATGGAGGTTGGTTTGCCTTCTCTCAGACATTTTTCCAGTTCTTCCTTGTATACCTGCGCTGCACACTTATCTCCGATTCGGTCAAAGTCGGCATAATTGAAAGGAATAAAACGTTTACCAAATCTCCGCTCATATTCTTCTTTCAATTCATCCATTTCATCTGTACATATAATTTCAGAATCAACTCGTGCCACGTACATTCTTAATCATCTTCCCCTTGTAACTGTCTTTTTATCTTTTCACATGACTCATAAACCTCAGGAAGGTTTTTCTTCAAAAAATCCAACTTCGGAATATCTCGAAAAGCAACTAAAGAATAATAGTTAGCAAAAATTTCTTTTTCTTTATTTCCTTCTTTTTTCCAATATTCCTCAGGGTGTTCATAGCGAAAACTATACTTCCCCTCCGAAATAGCACTACAAATATCAGAAATAAATCCTTCTTTATCTTCTTTGCAGAATTGTTGAAATTTCTTTCTATCAGCGTCAATTTGCTTTTTGGAATTACTGACTTTCTGACGGAAATCTTCATTCTCAGCCACATTAACAAACTGATTGTCAATTCGATGTGCTAACTCGTGCGTAGTAACAATCGACAAATCAATATCCTGAATGGATTTTTGAGACGTGTCATAGTAGATTGCATCTCTCGATGGAGAATACCCAAACGGTGAATCTTCTGTCAGCTTCGCTGATTTAAACTCCACCGAATCCATTGACTGTTTCAGGTAGGTTCTGCATCCCTCGTCCATTTCCTGCGTAAACTCGTCATAGTCTTTTCGAAGCGTGTCAACATCCATCTTTCCGTCCGATGTGACATACTTTTTCGCAGGCATTGACTTGCTCGATAATTTGGAAGAACTTCCTCCCCCACCCGAGCCGCCGACCTTTCCTGGGCGGCCTTCATGGTTAAAATTTCCGCTGCCTTCCCCACCATCTTTGGCGGTTTCTGGGTTCATTATACCACCTTGCCGCCCTGGTTGTCCAGCGGTATCGGGAATCGGATTATCATTCACTTCCAGTCCTTCCAGCAGCGCCGCCCAGCCGTCGTCCTGCGGGTTTTCAGGCTGATTATCGAGAATACTTTCAACGTCCACCTGCTCGTCTTTGGCAAGCGCCTGCCGTACCTCATCGGGCTGTATCGCCTGCATATCTATGTAGAGCTGTGCCGTTTGTGCCGCTACCTGTGCCCGCTGGGCTTTGGTAAGCTCTACGGTTGCCTTTTCCGTCTCACTCAAGCTCCATAACGGCTTGAAGGTTGGTTTGATATTTCCCGGGTTCTCGATGCTTCCATCATAAACCCCTGCCTGCACAATCGCTTTTATCAGGGTGCGGATATTTTTCTTGAGCATCCGCTTTTGGATACCCTCCACAAAATTGTAGTAGTTTTCCAAATCGCTCTCACCGGTTGCGTTTTCGCCGGCGGGGGAACGCCCGAACAGGATGGTTTGAGGGATGCAGGTAACTGCCGATAAGAGGTTGCAGGTACTTTCCAAAATTTCCTTCGCTCCGGTCATCTGGAAGGTTTTGAAATCGTAGTCCTCACCGTCCATATCCACTGCGATGGAATTGAGCATCCCGCGCGCCTGGTCGATCACATTGAGCCGCTTGAGCACCGCTGTGTCCCCGCCCTCGGCGGCGAGGGTGCTTTGAAGGTTCTTCTGTTTGTATACCGGCTGCACGCTCTTTTCAATCATGTTGGCGGCATTGGTGTGTGTTTTGAGCGCCCGGGACAAATCCTTGTGGATACGGATATACTCCGGCAATCCCCAGTAATAATACTGCTGTGCTGCCCCGTACTCCGGCAAACTGCCGTTTTTAAAAACTAAGCACCTGCTGCGATGCACTCGAAAAGTGCCGCCGTAGGTGCTGGATACATCGAAATATTCTGCTTTCCCAGTTCGGTAGGTGTCTGGGTCTGGCTGAACGATTGCCCGCTCATATACTCGCAGCTCCTCCACTGATCGGACGTCCTGCCAGTTCACCGGCTCTTCCAGTCCGCCGCCATCGTCCAGAAGCATAACGATGATGGAGCCGCCAAACAGCCTCGCCCAGCGGATTGCCGTTACAGCCTTTTCCTCCCAGTCCAGCCGGTCAAGCGCGTCGTCTAAAAATTCCCTCAAGTCCGCATCCGAAACATTATATTCCATACCATGTTTCAGTGCTTCTTCTGCCGGTCGGTCAATAATCTTGCTGAACAGTCCATTGTTTTGGTACTTCTCAGCAAGGTCATAGTCGGGTATCCACATTTCCCCCGTCTGCGCTGTCTGCGACTGATACAGCCGCATAACATCAGAAAACCCGTCTGCTCTGTATTCCAATTCTTTCCCTCCCTTTTAAATCAATCCTTCCAGACTAAAGGAGGAAGAATTGTAATAGGTGTTTGCCTGCGTCTGCGCGTCCACCTGGTCATCGTTCGCCCCGTTCGGAAAAGCGGTATGCTCTTCCACAAAATCATGCACCCAGGGCGCGATAGACGGGTCGGGCAAAAATACATTGCCTGCCTCGACTACTGCGGTTACGGCATTGGCGCGCACAATCTTGCCGCCCTCCGGCTCCACCGGAATCAGACCCGGAATTTCTTTTCGCAGTACATCAATGACCGCCGTTCCGTTTGCCTTATCCTCCACGAGCTTGCGGACTGCCTGCGGCCATTTTGCAGACAGGGAACGGATCGCGTAAAGCGTTTCGGTAAAACTCATGCGTCCACGCGCCTGATCGAGCAAGTAGCGGCTGCTTCCCTTTCTCGCCCAAACCTGCCCCACCACATAGTCGGAGGACTGAGCGTCCTTGAAGGTGCAGTCCCAGGACTGCACAAAATCATAAAGACCGTCCGGCAGTACCTTGTAGTAGTTCCACCATTCTCGCTTGAAGGTGCCGCCTTCGCCCGGTGTGGGGTGCTGCTGATACAGCGCCGCCCAATCGCGGCTTCCGACCGTTGCCTTCATCTTCGCAAGAGCTTGCTCGTCATATTTCCATTTCCACAGCGCTTCTCCCTCCTGCCGCACATCATACGGCTTTGCGGGATATTCGCACACTGCCGGCAATTCCAGCACTGTCCATTGGTCCGCGCCTTCCCCTGCCGCTTTCAGCAGCTTTCCTGCCAAATCATCCTCGTGCCATCGGGTTAAGGTCAATAAAATACACCCGTCCTTTTCCAGACGAGTGTAAAGTGTGGAGGTGTACCAATCGTATATTTTTTCCCGTATCGTTGCGCTGTCTGCGTCCTCACGGTTTTTCACCGGGTCGTCGATGATGATATACTCGCCGCCCATGCCGGTGATACCGCCTCCGACGCCTGCGGAACGGTAGGTTCCTCGATGATTCACAATTTCAAAAATATCACTGTTCCTCAAAAAGCTTCCCTTTGCCGTACTACGGATATTTTTTCCAAACAAATGACTTTGAGGAAAAAGCTCCGCATACTTTTCGCTGTCAATCAGCCGCTGCACATCTCGGTTCATGCGGCTTGCAAGGTCGCCAGAATAAGAACAGGAGATAATCGAGATGTCCGGGTTGCGCCCCAGCAAAAAGGCGGGGAACTTGCGCGATACCAACTCGCTTTTTCCGTGTCGCGGCGGCATAAACACCATCAGGCGGCGGATTTCCTTTCTTGCAAGCTTGTCCAGATATTCGCACAGCAGCCGATGGTGCCAGTTCATTCGATACCGCTCATCGACAAACAGCACAAAATCACTCATGTTGCGGCGGGCAAGCTCCCGCTTTGCTTCCTCAATCAGCAATTCCATCATTCTGTCCATCCGGTTCCTGCCCTTTCTGTATCAATCGTTTCAGTTGTTCTTCGTCCAATTCTTCCAGCACTCTGCGGCGCGGCTCCTCTTTTTCCCGAGTTGCCGACTGCTGCGAGCGGAGAATCCGCAGCTCGCTGAAATACTGCCGTTTCTCTTTCTGCACTTTGGTAAGCTCTGCCTGTAATTTTTGGATTACATCAAATACGTCTCTGGTCCTGGTGGTGGTTTCCACTTGTTTGGAGCGGCTGCCCTTTGTCCCTTCGCTTTCTACCGTTCTGCGCGTTACCCCGTCCAGAGATAACCCGTTTTTCTGGTCCTGATATTTTTGAATGGATTCCATCAGCTGGCGCTCTCGGACTGTCAGCAGCATGATTTCGTCAATGAGCAGCTCTGCCGGATTGTCAAAGTTCATCTGCGACAGACGATTCAATTCTTCCTGCGGAATCATGTCCATCGTGGGGTTTGCATACAGCCCGTGAACGTAGCGGTTTTGGTTTCCTTTCTGCCCACCCCGCTTTCGTTTCGGTGTTTTTTCCTCAATGGTAACGTTACCTTTCGATTCTGCCTCGTTACCGATTGATTTGGTAATGTTTGGTAACGCCTGCGCTTCGTCCCATTTATCCAGATTTTTCCACTTTCTGACCTGGCTTTCCGATACGCCCAATTCCTGCGCAATCTCTTTGAGCGTGCGGTTTTTTCCAGATTTCAGCCATAGTTCAAAAGCCTTGTCTCGGTTTGGACTTCTCGGTCTGGGCACCTCTCACCACCTCTCTATCCGGTCGATTTGAACCTTTATTTTAAAATTAGCGCATAAAAAATGGACTACCGTTTTGAAGTAGTCCATTTCAAAAATTATTCTGCTATCTCGGTTTGTTTGCATTGTCTTTTCAAAATCTTGTTAAGCAGGTACACCTGCCCTTTTCCGGTCACCTTTGGAGTGCGGTTGATGCTGGTGTGTCCGTCGCTGTGGGTCACACAGGTTTCCTTGATTTTAAACAGTCCCAGTTCCATCGACTTCTGGGTCGGCATATTGTAGCTGCTGCCTTTCTGCTTGATCAGGTATCCGTTTTCCCGCAGCCACTGGAACAATCTATTCGGTCCCATCTCCACGCCGTTCTGCCGCAGAATCTTTGCCAAATCTCCAATCAGAATCGTGTTTTGAGATGTACTCACCGCATCGGCAAACAGCACTTTCGGCTTGTCCTTCTCAATCTTCTGTTCCAGATGGACGGTTCTCTCCTCCAAACTGCCGATTCGACTGTTTGCCATCTTCAGCGCCCTTGCCATCACCAGTTCTGGGCTGTTCCAGTCCTTTTCCAGCTGAATGAAATACTGCCGCGCCTGTTTGCCGCGCTCGTTGCGTTGCAGCATACAGATTTCTTTTGCCATCTCAATGGTGAGCTGGGCGTCGTGCTGTATTTGCGGCATTTTCGTCCCATCGGAACGAAGGACATTTTTGTCCATCATCATATAGTCGATATTTTCCGAAAAACCGTATTCACACATTCTCGGAAACCATTTGTGGTAAGGGGTTTGAACCTCCAAAAATTCATGTAAATCTCTTGCTAATACGGTCGGTCTGTCGTTGTCATAATTGACTTGAATCAGCTCATTCATCTATTTTACCCCACTTTCTCTGTGACCTCAAACATTCCCTTTGCATACGCCAAAACCTCATCAACCTCGTCATCTGTTAATACAGACGCTTCTCTTATCAACATGGCAATCAGTTCTTCTCGGCTTTTTCCCTCGAAATCCGAACGATGTTCCCTCTGATATTCCTCAAATGTCTTTTCTCTCATAAATAAAAAGACCTCCTGTCAATTTTTCGTTTGACAAAGAAGCCTTACCTGATGTAAAATAGATTTCAGATAAGGGTTTCCTTGTCGGGGATAACGATTGTGCTTTTCTTTCCACGGAGCGGCGCAATCGTTATTTTTTTATTTTGGCATACTGCTCTTTGATTCCTTTTCTGACTATTTCAGAGCGAGAAAGATTTTCCTTTTCACAGCAAGCATCTAACTCTTTCAATGTTTCTGCGTCCATTCTAACTCGTAACATATAATCTTTTGGATTATCTGTGAGCTTTGTGCCTTTTTTTAGTGCAGCCACTTTTACACCTCTCTTTCTTTGTTGCTACATTCTTATTATAGATTGTAGCAACAAGTTTGTCAAGAGGTTTTTCTATTTTACATCTTTTACAACAAAAGGGTCACTCCTTCCGGCGCGAACCCTTCGATTTTTTGTGCTGCGGACAGAAAAAAGCCGCACCTTTTACAGCGCAGCTTTTTCCTCTGGGTTTAATATTAAGTTTGGCAGTATAGTTATTATACCATATCTCTTTCCTGTTTTGTTCCCAACTTTTTCCCATCGCCGGCACCATCCATGTCATAAAAAATGTCGGCTCCAAAAAGCATCACAGACAACTCCTCTGTTGCAAGGTCAATATCCCGGAAAACTGTGCTTTTGGAAATCGATTCCTTTTCTGCAATCAGCTGATAGTCCTCCCCTTCCAGGGCGTAGGCTTTCAGCACCCGGAATCTTCGTTGTTTTTCTGCGTTCCCTTTTTCGCACTGTATTCTGTACAGTTCCAGCATTGATTCTGTTTGTTGGACAAGCGCCTCAGTCCTTCCCGCGGAGATAGCCAGCCCTTCTAAGTAAACATCTTGTCTGCCGGAAAGCTGCTGTGAATAGACTCCCTGCGGGTCGTTCTGTGCGGATTCCAAAACCTTTCGCACATCAAATACCGACTGAGTTGCATGGTCCCTAAATCTCTGGAGGTGGTCCAAGAGCAATCTTGTATTCCTTAACCGCCAATCCCTCCTTTCTTTCTTCGCTTTTTTTCTCTGCCCCTCTAGGGTTTCCATTGTCACTTTCGCTGCCTGTTCTGCTGCAAGTCTAATGATTTCCTGTTCCGTCAATCCCATAGCCTTTTACCTCCCCTTGATGCAAAGATAATTTTCTGGTAAACTAATATTGTCATATATTTCTTTGCAGAGGGGGAGGGCTTCGGCTCTCCCTTTTTTGCTGCTATTTTTTGCGTTTGTACGGCTTCGATTCTATGATTTCCACAGCAACAACCATGTTGTCGATTCTGGCATCCATGCAAGGGAGCTCATAGTGTTGCGTGCTGTTAAGCTCCTCTGATTTTAAATCAAAGTGCAAAATCCTCCTGGTTGGGTCAATTTCCATGTTGCACTCGTTTTCCACAAATGCACTAATATCTCTCGGGGTCAACTGGTCTGGGTAAAACGCCAAAACATTCTTCCCAAACTGATTTCCAATCACCGCAAAAGAAATGTATCCTTTGTACGGTCCGCACTGCAAAGTCACCCGGACGGTCTGCTCCCAGTCCTGTAGGTTGGATATGTTGTTGTAAAATTTCATAACCACTCCTCCGTTATTCCTCAAGCAATCCAGATTCTGATTTGTCGTCAGAAGGATTTAGCATGCTGCGGATAAGCCTATCGTTTTCCGCCTGTAATTTTTCGAGCCTGTCCGCTGCCTCATCCAGCAGCGTCCTCTTGCTCCGGCTGGGTGTTGAGCGCAGAGCTTTGATGATTTCTTGGGTTTTCATCGCTGTCCTCTCCTGTCAATAATATTGCTTCCAGAATCAGCTTTTCTTTTCCAAGTTCGACAACTTTTAGAATTTTATTTTCCCCAATTCCTTTGAGTAGCAGAGTTTTTATATCCTCCAGCCGATTTATTTCCTCCAGTGTTCCGTAGGTGTTGGCACTTGCCTTTATCCACTCATGGATTTTGTCCGAAAAATCAACGCTTGATGCTGCTGCAATTTCTGTGTAAAGCATCTCTAAATTCATTTGTTCGTTTTTCATAATTATTCCTCTCTTGGCTCAAAATAGCTGCAATAATCATCAGCTTTCGTCAGCTCTTGCCGATAGCAATCTCCCTCACTCCAATTTTTGCACTCCCCACATCTTCCAATCGGCGGAGCAGGGCGGGCGTTGTGTGTTCTCAGTGCGTCCATCACATCATCTCCGCTGATTGCGTAAGTGCAATTATCGCACTCGATAAAGCAGCCACCTCCGTACTCCGGTAAATTTACGATGCAGTGCTTATGTGCAGGGATTTCGGTAATGGTTACATCGTCTCCGCACAGCGGGCACGGCAGCACAATGCCCTTTGCGGTACATTCTTCCTGTGCCTTCTTATCGCCCGTCAGGGCGCGGCGGATGAGTTCTTTGTTGTTCATGGCTTAATTCTCCTCCTAATCCATCATTGCACCACAGCTGGGGCAAAATTTTTCTTTGATTGCCGATTTTCTGCTACATATTGAGCAACGATAAAAGGCCGCATCTCTGTAGATGGGTTCCCCAAAATCATCCAGTCCGTAAAATGCAGGTGTTATCCATCCTTCCCACCGCCCATGCACCACCGGCGCAACGTCGGCGGCTGGAATTTGATTTATAGCATCACACATCATATCATACTCTGATTTTGATAATTCAACAGCAAAATCTACTGCTTCTTTTGCTTTTCCTTTTGCTATATATTCTGGCATTTGTTTTCCCCTCTCTTCCAGTCTCTCCGCTGTGGCTTCTTCCTTCAGCCACCGCATCATGCACCCCACGCACTTTTCCTGTGGAATCTCTCCGCCTGAATCTGCCATTGCCATACACTCTGGCAGGTTGCGGCAGTAGTTGAATTCCCTTTCATTTTCAGAAAGTCTCACCAAAAATCTTGCCAGTTCTTCCACGCTGGCGCTTATGATTTGTTCGTAGCGTTTCATCATTTTCCCTCCATCCAATCATCTTTCCACAGGTCCACCCCTGTGTATCCTTCAAACCATGCTGCTACGGTATCAAACCACAGCTCGTCTTTGGCTGCCTCCTCTGCAAAATCGTTAAGGAGCTGGATCAACTCAACCAGACGCTTGGCTCCGAATCCATAATCATCATGCAGCACCTTAAACACCATTGCAAAGTTGCGCCGGATGATGTTATCTGCCTCTTTCTTCATCATCTGCTGCCCGGATTTGGTGCGCAGATAGGCTTGCTGCCGATGGTAGATATTTCCCATTGATTTCATAGTGTTTCCTTCCTCTCGCAAACCTCATAGCACCGGCACACTTCTTTTTTGGCATAGCTTTTGATGTCCGCTTCCAGCTTTTGGGATTCTCTTTTTGGAAACTCCGTTTGGTATCTGAGGTTGGTATGTACGATTGTCCTTGTAATCTGCGGCACAGCCATCACCAGCACATCCAGATTGCAGCCTTTCCAGATTACCTTGTCGATGATTGCATTGATTACGATTTTGAGCTCTCGCTTGATTTTGCGCTCCAACCAAAGTCTCTTCTGCTCGATGTCCTCTTTGTATGTGCGCAGATTTTTACCCTCCATAGCGTCTGCCTCCTGTGCTTTTATTTCCACTTTTCCCACACCCCTTTTTCGTTGTGGTATCCCAACATCCCAAGCTTCTGAAATTCTTTAAGCTTCTTGTTTACCTCATCCATCGGGCAATTTTTCATTTCCGCTACCATTTTTACGAGCTTGTGCCAGCTTTGATTTGGGTTTTCTCGAATACACAAAGATACTAATGCGCGGGTGGCTCCTCCGAAATCCATGTTCCAGTATCCGATTTCTTGCCCTGACTCCGTCTGTTCGTCGTACCCTTTTTTTGTGATTTGTATGTTTTCTTTTCTAAAGTCCAGTAAACTGCCTTTATGCTCAACGTACCTCGTTTGGACTTTGGTTAGATAATACTCCAGCGTTGGCGTATTCCCGTCCTTTCTTCTGGCAAGCACTTCTCCATTGACATTGATTAAGACCTCCTGCAACTGTTGTATTTTTTCCATGTCCTCCTCTGACACTAATACTTCGCTGATTTCGAAGTTCTCCATCGGATTTACTGTAAAAACAGTCCTGTACGGTGGTTCCCCTCTTACTTCTGAAACGGGGTTTATCAACTCACCGCAACAGGCGCCTTTTCCTGCCGCCACAAACTGTCCGTACATTCGTCGAGCAACTCTAATCCTCACTTGTACTCCTTCCCCGATTTGTCATGCCGAATTTCAATCCGGCGAATCAACGAAAAACCTGCGGCGGAAAGCATCAGCTTTACCGCCTTAATGAGTTTTTCCGCCTGTCTGTCACAGTGTTCCTTCTCGCTGTCTGCGTCTTTTATTGCAAGAAATGCTGTGGTGTCTTTATAACCGCTTGCATTGTAAAGCGGATTTTTCCTGCTGTTCATCTCATCACCCCAGTTTCTGTTCCATTACACTCAGGAGCTTTCTAACAGCTCCCCTGACTTTATCCGCAGTCGGTCCTTCCATCTTTGCAATCAGCTGGTTGATCTGGTTGTAGCTATCCTGGAAGGACTTGAACTTTTCATCAAAAACAATCAGTTCTTTGCTTTGCTCACTGTTTGCCTTGCTCTGGAGCTGTTTGTTTCTTTCCTCGGCTTCTGCTGCCCTCTGCTCGGCTTTTTCTTTTTCAGCTCTTAGTTTCTCGATTTCCTGTGCAAAACGTCTCTCTGCTTCTTTTTCGGCTTCTGCCTGCAATTCTCCAATGACCTGCTGGTCCACTTCTGGCTTTTGGTTTTCCAGCTCCTCCATTTTCCGCTGAAGCTCCTGAGCCTTTTTCTCACTTTCCTTCTGCTTTTCTTCCGCAGCCTTCTTTTCCGCTTCCAATCTCTTTGCTGCATCAATTTTAAGTTGCAGCGATTTTTCGTATCCGGCATTTCGGTTTACGCTTTCGTTAAGCTTATCCTGCATCCTCTGCCGCTCACTGATAGCAATATCAAGCTGGGAGGCACTTTCGGCGGCTTGCCGTTCCCTTTCTTCCAGCAGATGTTTCAGCTGCTGTTGCTGCTGTTTGAGCTCTTTGTTTTCTTCGAGCGCAGCCTTTAATTCTCTGGTGGACATTTTCTCCACATCATGCTCTGATACAAATTCTTCCCGTTCTTCTGCCGGCAAAACGGTGAGCGCAAGCGCTTTGGAAACATCCAAATTCATAATCGCCTGTGAATTTGTCACAGTTGTAAATAGGCTCCCCTGGTCGTTCCCATACTCCTTGTAAAGCCGCATGAAGTTGTTTGCAGTGGACTGGCTGTAGTTCACATTCACCTTCAGCCAGTTTCCCCACTCTCCATGTGGAACAAGGTCTTTTGCCTCCAGCAGGCGCTCCCCGATTTCAATGGCACAGCTTACTGCTGTGATTTTTGCCTGCCGGTCGAAGGTTACAATCTCCACTGCCAACTGCTGCAGGCGTGTTTCGGATTCCATTTCTTCAAAGCTCATTTCTGCGATTTCTTTAAAATCCATGTTTTCAACTTCGTACATCCTGATGTCCTCCTATGCTGCGTTTACTTTGATGCGCTCTTTTTTCTTCTTGTTGACCACTTTGCTCATCCACCGGTCTACAAATTTTCGGACGTCCTCCTGCATCTTGTACCCGTTCTCCACATCGTTTCGGTACCCTCGGCACTGGATGAGTTTATCATTCCTTCCAAGCTCCAAGGTGTAATACGGAGTATCCGGTGCTGATTTCTTTCGGATGCAAAACAGCTTGCATCTTCCTTCGGCATAAGACGAGGCGTACCCTGCCACACAATGCTTCAATTTTGTCCCCTCTGCTACCAGTTCTTTTAGCGTTGCAATCGGGCGGATAAGTAACTCGTCTTGCTCCCATGCGTATTTCTGGGCTTCTTTTGCCCTTTTTTGGATTCCCTCCCGAGTGATTTCCTGCTCCTTTTCTTTCGCTAAAACGACGGTTTCTTCATGAGCAGTCCCTAAATCCTTGGGTCTGAGGATTCTGTCCTCCTTCATGTCGTATCCGAGTTTTTGACAATCTCTCAGGTAGTCCAGCCAATCCCCCAAAATCATATCAGCCCGTCTATCCTCTGGAACCTCTGGTCGCAGCTTCTCCTGCTTTTCCAGATAGTTTTCAATCTTTTGGAGTGAAAGGTATCTCGCAAGCTCTGGGAGCCGCATATGATAGCCAGATTTTTGATAGAGCCGGCAGAAAACATCGACATCTGCATTTTTTTGATGCTCGATGATTTTTCGATATGTCTCAACCTGTCCCCAGCTTGGGTTAATACTGAGGATTGCCTTCAACGGCTGCCCTGATAGCCCAAACATCTCCGCTGGTGTTTCCCCTTCTGGGATTTTGTGTCCGTACCGGCTCACGCTTTCCTCCAGCATCCGGTATAATCCCATCTTTGCCATATACTCCACCTGCAGTGGTGTCCGCCAGCAAGCGTCAATCAGCAGGCAGGCATCCTCTTTTATGTGTGCTGCTATGTCTTCCAGTGGGATGTACCTCAATCTGGAATCCTTTTGTCGGACCGTGTTAAGACTTTTCGGGTAAATCTTGCAAGGCATCGAAAATCTTTCATCCACCTTGCAAAATCGCATCTCACCCGTCTGGAAGAAATTCTTCCACTCATAGAAGCCGGTGTAGCAGCTCTTCTGTGTACTGTAAAAATACCGCCCGATTTCCTTGTGATAATACTGACTGCTGTCCTTGCCTCCGCGCCCGTCCATCACTGAAATAACATCAAAATACCGGGCACACCAACCATCCTTTGTGGGCTGGATATAAACAAAGTGACTTTGGTCCTGCATTCGCGCCACCTTGTCCCTGTATTTTCCGTTTGCAATGAGGGTGACTTCGCTGTGACAATGAGGGCAGATTGCCGTTCCTTTGTGTTTGGCTCCTTGGATATCCACCATCTGATTGCAGTAGGAGCAAAATCCTTTCTGGATTTTCTTTCCCTTTTGGTAATTGTAAAAGATGTACCGATAAGGCTTCATCACCTCGTCCCGTATCCAGTCCAGCACCTTCTGCGGCAACGGGTGTATCTCTTTCATTACCTCGTCCACCATCTTTCTGGTTCTGTCATGGCGGCGCTCCAACTCGCTTTTCCTTATTGCTTCCTGATACCTTTTCAGGATAGTTACTCCACCATTTCCTGAACTTACAAAAGGGAACGGAGCATTATTTTTGCACCATGCTCTTACCAAATTTGTATCTTCCGGCATCATGTGATACCATCCAGACCAGTCCAGCGCATTTGTTATTGTTGCATCACTCGGTTTTTCCCTACCTGGGAACTGGGAAAATAGCTCATCCGGTTTTTGAAATGTCCGATAAATCGGAATTCCTGAGCTGCTGTATGCAGTAAAAATCAGTGTATCCCCCTCTGTTCTTGCTCCTGCTATGTAGTTTCTACCTTTGCGGTGATAGCCACAAAACGTTTTTTCGCTATACTCTGGTACTTCTATTGCCGGCGCCGGATCGTAAGGGAGCGCCATCCATTCCCGCTTTTCTGCCAAACGCATACTGCCTGCCTCCTACAACAAATCTTCCAAGGAAAAACTAAGCCCTGTTACTTCTTCCTGCTGTTCCTCCTGCGGCTCTTCCAGAACAGCCTCAGAAGCACCAGCTTCAGCTTTGCTGATTCCGTAAAACTCGCAAACCAGTTTTTCGGAGAGCGCATCGTCCATCTCAAAAAATCCGCCCTTCTGGTGGTTTCTGGCGTAATCTCGAATCTTCTTTGCACAATCCGAAAGAGCCATCCCCTTCTTTGCAAGGTCCTGCTCTACAATCTCGGATGCTCCCTCATTTCCCTTGCACAGTTCCAGCAGTTCCATGCCGATGCAGTGTTCCAAACTGCCTTTTTGATACTGTTCCATCTGCTTGTTTAACTGCTCCATTGTCATTGTGATTCCTCCAATATTCTGAAACGTCTGTGATTTTGAATGATGTTTTATCAGGATAACCGGCTCCATTTCCTGATTTTGTTTCTCTTGCGGTGGACAAAGGGATTTCATCCACTCAAGCCAGCGCCTTGTCCACCGCGTTGGCTATGGAGATGGCTGCCATCGTGCAGAAATCGCTCCATACTTCCCATGCCTGGTGTCGGTAGAGGAGTTTTTTAAACTCCCCCATAAAGCCCGCTGACCGCTTTTCTAGCTGTTGCTGCTGTCGCTTAGACATTTTTATCATCCTTTTCCAAAACAGCTCCGCACAGTTTCGGGTCATTTAGGCATGGCTTTTTGCATCGTGCGCTGTTCGTGCAGTCTTTGTACCCGCAGTCCGCACAGCAAAATCTTCCTCTTCTACGGTCACAATAAAAAATTTTACATTGTCTTTTTTTCACTTTCATAGTGCCCTCCATAGGTGACATACTGCTGCAATGCCTCAAAGTCGATTGACGACGAACATGGCTCTTCTTTTTTTCTTGTACGTTGTCCGTTGGATTCCGAGCGTATGTTTTGTCGGAACTGTTCCGGTGTCGCAATACCTTCCCGGAGACAATTATCTAATACCGTCTGCACATAACGCCAGCTTTTCGCGCCCGACAATGCTGAATACTCAATAACTGCCCTCATCAGCTCGGGAGTTACTTGTTTTTCTTCCAGATAAGCGCCGATTTCCCGTTCCACTGCTATCGTCGTCGGAGCCATATTCTGTTCAAAACAGCGTATCATTTCTTCACGCGCGCGCGTAACAACAACAACATTTTCTTTACTTTTCTTTATGTCATAATTCTCGGAATAACTAGGGTTTTTCTCGGAATAACGGGGGTTTTTCTCGGAATTATTTAAAATAGGGTGCATTTTAATAAAGCTTTGCGTTTCTTCTTTTGAAAGAAGCCAAAACTTTGGATTGACGACGACCGGGTTTTTACTGGCTCGGGACTTTACAGCCAACTGAAATCGTCTCTGTATTGAGGTGGACGTGAGGATAGTGTCCGACTGAAAAAGTTTGTTATCAAACAGTGACCGTTCCAATAAGAATTTCCTCATCTGCCCTATTTTTTCAGGGCTCATACCCAGCTCGGAGGAGGTAATATAATCAAAATCCTCGTCTACCTCCAGGTAGTAGCCATGTCCCTTGTAAATCTCACACAGCAGGTATAGATAATAAGTGATGCCATCTGCACCGAACCTGCCTTTTAAAATCTTGATTTTGCGGTCCGAGAAAAAATCCACATCCAAAGAAAAGTATTCCAAGCCTTCCTTTTGTGGACGTGCCATACTTTACCTCTTTCTGACCATATTAAAACGGGAGGTCTCCCTCTTCCTCTGGAACTTCGGTGAAGTCTTCGGGAGCTCCCGAAGAATAAGTGATTGGGGGATAGTTCTTTGTATCCGCTGCCGGTCCCTGCTTCTGTGAGTTGTCCCCTGCAAAATACGCCTGAGATACCAAAACCTCTACTGCCTGCCGCTTGTTGTCGTTCTTGTTCGTATAGTTGCGGACCTGAATCGAACCTTCCAGTGCAATCATCTTGCCTTTGGAGAAGTACCGGCTGATGAACTCTGCCGTCTGTCTCCATGCAACGCAGTTGATGAAGTCTGTCTGTTTGTCTTTGTTGCCGCTGTAATTGCGCTCAACCGCTACCGTGAACGATAGCACAGAAAGGTCACTCGTTGTTTTCTTTAGCTCTGGGTCAGCGGTCAGCCTCCCCATTAAAACTACCCTGTTCAGCATTCTATTTCCTCCATTTCAGGATTTTGCAAAGCTGTTCATCCAATCTAATGCCCTGCAAATGATATTTTTCGTCGAAGCTCTTTTGCCCCATCTGGTCTACCTCCTGATGATGCTGTCGGCATAACGGCTCAACCAACTGCCCTAGGTGGTGCATCTTCCTGCGGTCTCGCCCCATGCCTACTCGCTCCACTTCGTGAATGTCTGCCTTTTTGCCACAAACAGCGCATCTGCGATTGGCAACGCAGGCATATAGATATTTTTCTATATCCTCGCACTGCTCCAAAAGGCTGACCTTGCAAGTAATGGCATTGGTAACACAAAAGTCAATCAGGTGAGTGATGAAGTTTCTTGCTGTTGTCATGTCTGCATCGGACAGGCTAAAGTATTGTGTTCCGTCCTCCTGCTGGGATATAAAATCGTACTTCATCAATTCTTTCAGTTCCTGCGGCTCGTAGCCCGTCCAGTCGGCAATATCGCGGATAAGAGCATAAACCTTGCGCCTTTGTACCGCACTGATTCTCCGACCGTCCTCGACCCTCACAGAGCACTCTGTGACGCTATGAGTTTTAATGTATTCCGAATCGGAAAAAGGGACAATGAGAGTTAAAGCCTGCCCGTCATAGTCCTGTATGTACCCTGAAAGCCATCCTTCCTCCATTGTCCCTATCCTCCTTTTGCTTTATCGTTCCGGCGGCGGTTCCAGCCCTGCGAAGAAATCATCCTCGATGTTGTTTCCGGTCGGAATCTCTGTTGACTGTGCCTCGTATACCGGAGCCTGTGCAGGCTCAATCGGTGTCGTATCGTTATCTACATACTCCGGTGTGCCATCATCCCGGATAGCTGCCATATCGTTTTCCATCGCCATCTGAAGTTCCGTAGACATGATGCCCCATTTGGAAATCAGCTGGCGCAACATCGTTTTGTATGCCATAGCATCAAAATCCTTGTACCAGAAAGAGGAGTATTTCCACATATCTTTTTGAGGAACTTCCCCTCTTAAAATTCTTTGGTGTGCTTCTGCACTGTATGCCTGCGAGTATTGGTCAGCGTGCGATTGCATCTTTTCGTAGCTCCAATACATTGCCTTCTGGAACCCATTCAGATACTCAAACATGGCATAGTAGCCAATCGTCTTTGCCTGCTCCCTCTCACGCTCATCCTGAATAATTTCTACCTCGATTACCTCGTTGAGAGGATCAAAGTGTTTCAGTTCCCCTTCTTTGATGGCAATCACATTGATTTTTTTGTAATATCCAGAGCGGATTGCAAGCTGAATATAACCTTTGTAGCCAAGCTGGAACTGAGCGATTACCGCTAAAACATTGCCGTTTCTGTCCTTCTTTTTATACGGCACCATGTAATACTGTCCCAGTTGAGGAGAAGGGGAAAGATTCAAAGCCTCGCCCAGGAACGCACAATTCAGGATAGACATTGATTCGCATTCCTGCAGCGCCGGGGAGTTGGTAACTGCGGAAAGGATAGCGGTCATGAACCGCTGTCCGCCTTTGCCACCAATTACTTCATTGATTTTCTTTTTGATTGCATCCTGCGTTAAAAACACGCTGAACGACGGCTGTTTTTTCTCACCTTTTACCAAGCTATTTGCCATTACTCAACCCTCCCGCATCGAATGTGATTGCGAATCAGAAATTCTCTAAGCGCCTGCTTTTGTGCCGGTGTTACCCATACACGAAAATCCAGAACTTGAAGGTCTGGCTGTGCGCTGATTTTGGGTTCTTCTGCGATTCTTTCCGGCTCAACTTCTGGTTCAACCGCTACTGGTTGCGGCTTTACTACTACCGGCTCAGCCTGCTGCTTTTCCAGCCTAGCTTTCGCTTTCTGAGCTTCTTCGTAGCGGTGCTTTTCTCCCATCGCCGCACTCATGTCCAGCGTATCCAAGTAGGTGGAAATCATCTGTTCGGTGCAGGGTAGCTGCATTGCTACGATAATACTAATGTCGTTGTGGGTTTTGCGGATAGCTTCCAAAATCTCACGCTCAATATCCTTTACCGGATAGGTGGCATTGAGCCAACGCTCATTCCATATTTTTGCAAGAGGCAAGATTTCTTCTAATTCCCCGATGTTTTCTGCAAAGAAATTCTCAATTTCCTGCCGCTTCTCCTGCTTTTTGATTTCGTCAAAAGCCTTGATTTGTCTGTCGATGGCGCTGATCGGAGCATCCACCATCTGTTCCAGCTCTTTCATCTTGTCCTCAAACTCGGTAAGGGGCTGATTCCACTGGCACTTTACAGAGTTTCTACTGTCGGAAAGAGCAGTTTTAAATTTGTTAAGGTTTGCTCTGTCTGCCTTTGCTTCTTTGATTCCGCCCTCTGTAACTACCATGTTCCGATAAACCTGTAATTTGCCTGCCAGCTCCTCTTTGATTTCCTCGAAGTTGAAGCTGATTTGCGGCGGGATAACCTGCTCGATTGAAGGTGTCAGTCTGACTTCCATTCCTTGTTCCTCCTTTAAATCTCCGGCAAAATCAACGCCGGTCTGACTTTGGTTTGTACCGCCTGCCAAAAGGCGATTTCTTTTTCTTTTAAGTAAGCAATATCCTCCAGCATATCGCATCGCTCGAAGCGGTAGTGACGGACTGTTGCCTTTCAGCCATACTCGCTGCGTTCCCGGATTCTGGTTTTCAGGATTGCAAACTCATATCCTGTGGAGAGCATCTGGTGGACAATCTGCGCATAGTAATAATCCGGTATCTGTCCATTCCACTTTTTCCAATCAACAGAGCGTCGGATTTCGGTAGTTTTGATTTCCAAAATCCCCTTCCTGCCATTCTGGTCGGTAAGTTCTCCATCCAGTGTTGCAAAGATAAACGGGCAGTCCGGCTCGTTTGCTTTCATGCCAAATTCATCATAATCAACATGGAATTGTGGAAAATCCAGCTCAAACAGCCTTCTGATAGCCGCTTCCGATTCCTTCCCGAATCGAACAACCTCTTTGTCCGAAATGTCCTCCGGCTCTGCGATTCCGGTTTTTTCTTCCCACAGCTGCACATTGCTTTTCCAAGGGGAGATTCCAAGGACGCTGGCGGCATCGCTGCCGCCAATCCCTTTCCGCCGTGCCTTGAGCCAATCTGTCCGATTATCTACCAACATAGCCTGTCCCTCACAAAATCTGTGTAATCGTCTGATGCAAAGCAAAACTCACGGTCGCTCTCCTCGATGTCGTGTGCGTGGTACTCCTTATGCATCTGCTTTGCTTGTAAGTAAGCCAGCCGCATGACTTCTTTCCTCTGCTGGTCGCTCATGTCGTTTTCCCAGTAGTCAGCGGAGCGTTCATCCAGATTTTCGGAAATAAAGTCTTCTGTGAAATCTTCTGCATGGCTTTTGCTGTACTCTTCGATGTACTCCTTTAGGCAGTCGTCGCAAATCGGATTGCCATCCAGATGGGTGATCCTCTCTTCACTGCATCGCTCTCCGCACTGGGAGCAAACGATTCCTTGCGGTTCCCTGCACTGTGCATCGTAGCGCTCGTTTTCGCTTGTCCAATCTCTCACGTCATTTTTCCTCCCTTGCATTTTTTAATAAAATGGTGTACAATGGGAAAGAACTAATTCCTTTAGTTCCCGTATACGGAAAGGTTGGTCACTTCGGTCGGTGGAACAACCTTTCCGTTTGCTTTTGCTCGGCTCTGACGCTTCGTCAGGGCTTTTTCTTTTTGCATGGAAAACCATGTCGTTAAGCCATAAAGCCCGCACAGAACCAGCAGAAACAGGCTTGGCAGTGCGATTAAGTACATCAGTTCAAACATTACTCTACCTCCTTAAACTCTGTTTACTTCGATGCTCTCCAGCACCTTTCGGGTGTAGCCGGTTTCGTGGATGCCCTGCTTCCAGAGCCGCTTTGCTCCGCCCTCGCCGAGATTGTACGCCATCAGGCTGTCCGTCAGGCTGTACTTTTCAAGATAACCACCAAGGATAAATGCCCCTGCTTGGATGTTTTGCTCCGGGTCGGTGAGGTCGGTGGTTCCGATATTGCTGCTGAGGTACTCCATGTTGATGGTGTGTATCTGCATCAGCCCGTAGCAACTGCCGTTTTGAGCATCCACCTGATATCCGCTCTCCACCTCCATCACTGCATACAGCACATCCGGCAGGACACCATACTCCTCACAAGCAGCCAGCGCCACATCCTGCAGCTCGTGGCTGAGCGGAATGTCACGGTACTTATCCACCTCTGGGACCTTGACCGTAATCGTCAGTCTGCAAGTCACAGGCTCTACCATTTCTATCTGTTCTTCCTGCGCCAACGTCAGAATCGGCTCTGCTGGCGGCGCGTCGTGGATCACATCCCTCTGCTCGCAGCTGCTTAGCAACAGGCACAGGCAGAGGGCAAACAACATTCGTTTCAATTTATCGGACTCCTTACAATGCTTTAAGTTGATTGATTCGTCTGGCTGCTCGGAAAGCATTATCAGTAAGTTGCCTCTGCCATGCTCCCTGAGATGGTGCCCAACGGAAACCTTCAGCTTTCAGATCTTCTCGCAGTTCTTCGTTCGGCTTGTCATCAAAAACGATCTGCAACCGGTTAAGCTCAGAATTTACAACCACTTTGCCACCTTCAAATTCCCAGCCTTCCGGCGCTGGTTCTTCTTGACGTTTCCTCAGCTCTTCCACACGTTGCTTTACTCGCCGGATATTTGCATTGTTGTTAGATAACAGATATGATGCAAACGGCTTATCCTCAAGATGCCACTCTCTTGACATTTCTGCTTTGAGTTTATGTATCGTCTGTTCCGACACGAACGGGCAGCCGTCAAGTGTTTTGTGTTTGCGATAGTAGGCATTGACATCCTTCATGATCTGCTGTTCCATTTGCAGGTCAGACAGCTTTCTTTCCAGCTTCTTGAGCGCCTGTGGATCATCCGAACTGATACCGCCCATGCCGGTGCTGCGGATTTTATCAAGCAACCCCTCAATGTTGCGATACTCTTCGTAGTTTCGATCACGTGCTGCGTTCTGTTTAGCTTTCTTCCCTACGGGGAAATTACTCCCGCCTGAAATCATAACCGATGGAACACGGGCATCAATGGCATTGCGGGCGTTCAGATTATCGGCTAACTTACGGCAATAGGTATCCAACAGCCAATCAATCTTGTCGTGATACATTGAGTCCACACGCTTTTTTTGGTTTTCTGCAATTTCAACAGCTTTATCAACCATCCGATGATAGTTTGCGGTGGCGCTGCCCTGCTGATACTCACAGAAGCGGTTCGCGTCATTGGCTCGCTTCGCTGCCTCCTCATTGATTTTGTAGTACATATTCATACTCCTTTCTCGGATAGTGGTTCCTTATCTTCTCCCAAAAAGCAGTGACCGCAGTAAAACCAATCTTCACCACGCATTTGGAAAGTGGCGAACGTCGGAAGGAAACGCTGATGCTTTAAGCTGTACTCGTGGCTGTACGGTTCCCCAACCTGCAAATATCCATAGCCCATCTTTGCAGGCGGAAGGCAGTTGAGGAATTCATCGACAATCTCTTCCTCTACCATGTCGCCTGGGTTCGCGGCCTTATCAAAGTCACCCGCCTCTGCCCAATCCTCCATGGTCACCAGCTTACACTCTTTCATCATAATCCAAACTCCTTCTTTACTCGCAGCCGAAGCTCCGAGATCGTCAACATGATCTGATCCAGCGGCTCCAAACACTCCTTGAGCTGAGGAATCTCCTCCGCAGTTATCTTACCGTCTGCCAAGATGTTAAGCAGCTGGTTTCCTGCGCTGTCCCCTGATCTGATCGCCGCCAAAAACTGTAATGCCGCTCGGTCAAGTGGTTTCAGCTCTGTATCTGGCATACACCGATCCCCCAGCGGGCAAACTTCGTGGCAGTAATAGGGAAGCAGCTCCGGTGATCCGTATATATCAGACATTCTAAGCACCACATCAACTGGAACGATCTTAGTGTAATTAAGCTCATAATCAGCCAACGTGGATTGCGAAACACCGAGCAGTTCGGACGCTCCCTCCCTGCTGTTGAGCTTGTCGTTAAACTTTGCCGCTTCTTTTCTTTTCTGGCAATAGATGTTACCAGCGGCTTTCGTTGGGTTTTGTCCCATTTTGTTTTACCTCCTTGGTTGGTATAATAAAGTTAGGCGCCTTCCTGCTGCGAGTCGTTTTCCATCGTTCCGGGTTCATACCCTGCCAGCAGGTCTTCGACGGTGCAGCCCAGGACCTTTGCGATTGCCATGCCGACCTGCAGGGTCGGATTCCTGGTCCCCCGCTCAATCCAGCAAAGCATCGCCTGTGTGATACCTGCCTGCCGTGCAACATAGGCTTGCGTCAGACCTTTGTCTTTGCGGATTCTACGGATGTTTTCACCGATCATCTATTCCACCTCCTTAGAACATAAACGATAACTATCGAATAGAAAACAATCGAAATGACATCTAAGATCATTCTTACGGTCTCCATTTGGGTTCTCCTTCCTGTTTATCTATTGACAACAAACACAGAAAAAGGTATCTTATTAGCAGGGGAGTTGCCTCCCCTGCCCTCATTCAAGAAGGAAGTCGATCAGCTCGACAACCGCCTTGATGAGCTCGATGATGGCGACTGCGAGGAGAATCTTATTGGTTTGGGATTCCTTGCGGTCGCTTTTCTTTTTCTTGCTCATTGGCATTTTCTCCTTTTTGTGTTATTATTAAGGTGTAACCCTTAACATAGTTATATTATATCACGTTTTAGCTTGATTTTCAATAATAATCAGGCTAAAACGTGATATTTAATATTTTATTCATAAATGAGGTTTCCTATGTACGATACACAAGTAATTGCTGCAAGAATAAAATCTTGTGCTAAATCTCAAAAAATTGCGATGAAAACTCTTCTAAATGATTGCGATATGAATATTAACGCTATCTCAGAATTTTCTAAAGGGAAGCAAATGTCATGCATCAATCTTGCCCGCATTGCCGACTATCTTGGCTGCTCGGTAGACTATCTCTTGGGACGCACCGTTTCCCCCTCTGAGCTCTCGCCGGAAGCGCTTGAGCTTGCCTCCCGCTGGGATAAGCTCAATGATGACGGAAAGGCTCTTGTTCGAGCTGAGCTTGTTCATGCGGAAAATAGAACCGATGTTTAACCTTTAACTTAGTTATATTATATCTCATTTTTATGAGAAAATCAATACTTTAATCTCATAAAATTAAGATTTCAGCATTTTGTACAAAAAAGGAGGGATATTTTTGTTCTGGCAACGATTTTACGACATTTGCCTAAAACATGGAACAAAACCTAATCCCGTTGCAAAAGAAATAGGAATATCCTCTGGTATTCTTACCAAGTGGAAAAATAGTGGTGCCCTTCCTAACGGTGAGACATTGATTAAACTTGCCGATTATTTAGACTGCTCTGTCGACTACCTCCTGGGACGCACCGTTTCCCCCTCTGAGCTCTCGCCGGAAGCGCTTGAGCTTGCCTCCCGCTGGGATAAGCTCAATGATGACGGAAAGGCTCTCGTCCGCGCTGAGCTTGTCCATGCGGAAAATAGAACCGATGTTCCTAACCTTTAACTTAGTTATATTATATCACCTTATTAGGGGAAAATCAATATATTTTCACCTAATAAGGTTAAAATAGCATTTTGCATAAATTGGAGTTGAATAATCAGTGTATAATTCACAAGAAATAGCTGAACGCATTAAATCAACAGCCAAAGAAAAAGGATACTCTATTAGTTCACTGCTTACTGCCTGTGAATTAGGGAAAAACACTATTTTTAAAATGGGGCAAGGAACTGACATTCTTACTCTTAACTTTGCAAAAATCGCCGATTATCTGGATGTCTCCGTTGACTACCTTCTCGGCCGCCAGGTAACCGAATCTTCCGTTCCGGAAAATATCCAGCAGCTGCTTTCCGTCGCCTCCAGGCTTTCCTGTGATCAGCTCAAGAACCTTTTGCAGTATGCGGAGTTTATCGAATCAAAGAACAAATAGGGGGATTTTTATGTCTATATTTGATTTCTTTAAAAAGGGAAAAACACGTGATACTGTACTTCCTGCAAAACAACCGGTTGAGCCGGACTATGGCTTTCTTTCTTCCATCGAAAAGAAAAAAGTTGAAAACTTAGATCAACATTCAGAGCAAGCCAAACTCATAAAATGGCACATGTCCAACGGCTACATTCAGTATTCTACTGTCGAATTCACCTTGCAGTGTGTCACGATTCCATCTTTAAAACAGGTGTTATCGTCTAAGGGAATAAAACTTACCGGAAAAAAAGACGAGCTGATCGAGAGAATCTTATTCAACTTTTCCGAGGAAGAAATTCGTTCAATTATTACCGATTCCTTTTATCAACGAACTTCCAAAGGAAACACGGCTGTCGAAAAATGGTTGAAAAAAAAGCAAACAGAACATCTCTCCGAAATTAAAAAAATCGCAGACATGATTCAAAATCAACAATTTGAAGATGCTATATTAGAGATTCGACCCAGTGACAAAAACATCATCTATTCTAGTTCGGATAGTATGATCAACGCGATACCTTTGTATATGAAAGATATCGGTACAACTGAACAGCGTATTTTATATACTGCTGTTGACTGCGTTTTATTACAGAGTAATTACGGATATGTCAATATGGTGATTGGTGATTTGCATGATTTGGGCTACGAAGTATCAAAAGAAGATGTACTCCATGCTGCTAATGGATGTCACGCTTACTGCGACCTAATCAACATAAAAGAAGCATTTCCTGAAGATAAATACTATTTCATTTCTGGCGTACATGACAGCCTCACTTGTGAACGTTGCCGTCCTCTGGATGGAAAAAAGTTCGCCATAAAAGACGCCAAAATCGGAAAAACTTTGCCACCATTCTGCGATGACTGCCGTTGTATAATTCAAGCTGAATCTGTACACAACATGATATCTAAAAACAAATCCTAATTACCCTAAAACATAAAAAGGCCCAGCGGATTCATTCCGCTGGGCCTTCTCTTTTCTTACCGGAGGTTTCTTTCTCTGCTGTCTCATCCAACTCTCGCTTCGCATATTCAAGCATTTTCTGCACATCCTCATCCGTCATAAACGACACTTTGATAAGCAACTGCCGGAGCAGTTCCTCTTTGCTGCACATCATTGTTCCTCCTTTGCCCGATTTTAAATAGGGACAAACCTCAATTTTTCCCTATCATGCGATCCTCATCATTGCACGAAATACCATCAAAATTTATCGTGTGATCTGATATGATACAAATAAGGAGAAAATCGTAAACGTTTGTTATTTTGAACTTACCGACTTTTTAAAAGCATCAAACTGTTTGCGGTAAATCAGGTATTCCCACTGCTTCCCCATCTTGATCGCTACCCCAAACGCAAATTTCCCTGCTCGCAGACCATAGCGGATATTCTGGGCATTGATCCTCATTCCCAGTTCCCGCAGCTCTTTGGCCGCTGCTTCCGGTTTGATTACCTCAGCTTTCAACCCTTTCCCCTCCCCTCCGTTGAAATCTACACCCTCATTCTAACGCTTCTTTCAGCAAAAATCAGGAAAATGGAAGATTATTACCGTATCCGTAAAAAAATTACGTATTTCGTAATATCCTTCCGCTTTCCTGATTTTTCTTTTAAAGCTCTATATAATAAAAAAAGAGGCATTCCTGTTTTTTATTCAGGAATGCCTCTCAAACATACAAAGGACGTGATCGATAGTGCTGTGCCAAAAATGCAAAAAAGAAATACCGGATGGCTCTGTCTACTGCCTTTTTTGCGGGAAAAAGCAAAGCGGTACAGGTACTACTAAAAAGAAAGGAAAACGGAGGAAGCGTGGAAATGGAACTGGAAGTGTCTACAAGGAATCTGGCTCCAGGAAAAAGCCCTGGGTTGCTGTCATTACTCTAGGATACGACGAAACTGGGAAGCGACAAAGCGAAAAACTTGGATACTATGCAACAGAAAAGGAAGCACTGAATGCCCTTGAAAATCTGCCCCAAAATATGATAAAAGACAACATCAACATCACCCTTCGGCAGCTCTATGAGCTGTGGGCTCCCAAATATTATTGTCATCTGAGCGAGAAAGGAGTTGAAGGATATACAAGCTGCTGGAACAAATGGATTTATCCACACCCCAACAGCATGAAGGCTGTGCGCTCTTTGAGTGCGTTTGACTTCGATACTATCGTTCAGGCTATCGTTGATGACGGAAAAGGGATAGACGTCTGCAAGCGGACCAAGCGTCTCCTACGCTATTTATGCAGATTGGCTGTAAAAATGAACGTCATATCAACCAATACCGCCGAGCTTATCGACATCGAAAAGATAGTCAAATTCAAAAACGAAAAGGATATTTTTACCGCAGAAGAGTTGGAGGTTCTATGGCAACATTCAGGCGACAGAAACGTTCAATACATTCTTTTTATGGTCTACTCCGGCTTCAGAATCTCTGGTTTCCTTTCTTTAGATATTAGAAACATTAACATGGAGGAAAATTACATGATAGGCGGCATCAAGACGGACGCCGGTCGTGACAGAATCGTACCAATACATCCTTTAATCAAAAATATCCTATCCGGCTTCATGGACGAAGCAAAAGCTCGTGCGGAAAAATTACCAGGAGATGTTCCTCATTTGCTGGTAACTAACAAAGTCGGTAAAAAATACGATTACCGCAATTTCACTGAGCGAATCTTCCTCCCAACATTGGTTGAACTGCATATTATCCCAGAATATCGCAAGGGCAAACTGGACGAAAACGGAATCAAGATAGAGGAACGACAGAAACCGCGCTTGACGCCTCATTGTACAAGACATACCTTCGCTAGCCTTATGGATTCTGCCGGCATGAATAAAAATATTTTGGCACGCATCATTGGTCATACTGACCCTAAAACAACAAATAAATACTATATTCATAAGCAAAGCAAAGAATTAGTGCAAGCAATGATGGATGCCGCAAAAAGTGAGAGTAACCGTGAGAGTAACGCTTAAAGCACTACTCTCACTCTCTCTGATTTTAAGCCACATTTAGACCCATGGCTTTCCCTTTTGGGCAAAACAAAAACGTCCAAAAACAGCTTAAACAAGCCATCCTTGGACGTTTTCTTTTGGAGCTGATGACGAGACTCGAACTCGTGACCTCATCCTTACCAAGGATGTGCGCTACCACCTGTGCCACATCAGCATATCTGGCAGGGGCAGAAGGATTTGAACCCTCGGCACGTGGTTTTGGAGACCACTGCTCTACCAACTGAGCTATACCCCTATATCGGTTTCCCATAAAAGAATGGTGGGCCTTCAGGGATTCGAACCCGGGACCGACCGGTTATGAGCCGGTTGCTCTAACCAACTGAGCTAAAGGCCCTGATTTCATATAGTTTACTCCGGAAACCCTTCCGGAGTAAACTACACACCCTAAAAGGTGTTTGGCTCCCCCTGTCTGGCTCGAACAGACGACCCTGCGGTTAACAGCCGCATGC